GAGCCTAGCCAGACACTTCTTGCGTTATTGAAGCAGATCACCGAAGAAGGCCGACGTTTGGGGGCAATCTCGGATATGAACATCTCTGACATGAGCGCCAACGCGCCTGTCGGAACAACGCTTGCTCTTCTTGAGCGTACGCTCAAGCCAATGGCTGCTGTGCAGTCCAGAGTACATTATGCGATGAAGCAAGAGTTCAAACTCCTGCGGGCTATCATTGCTGAGTACGCTCCGGAAGAGTACATGTACATGCCTGACCGTGGTGAACCCCGCGCCCGCCGCGTCGACTACGCCATGGTGGAAGTAATTCCCGTCAGCGATCCCAACAGCAGCACGATGGCCCAGCGTGTGGTCCAGTACCAAACCGTGTTGCAGATGGCGCAGGCTACCCCACAAATCTACGACCTCCCGCAGCTTCATCGCCAGATGATCGAGGTCTTAGGTATTAAGAACGCCGACAAGCTCGTACCGACTAAGGACGACATAAAGCCTACGGACCCTGTTAGCGAGAACATGAACGTCCTAGTAGGTAAACCAGTAAAAGCCTTTATTTATCAAGACCATGACGCGCATATCGCTACACATGAGGCATTTTTACAAGACCCGCAGATTGCGGCGTTTATTGGGCAAAATCCTGCTGCACAGCAGGTGGTCGCTGCGTTGAAGGCGCATATAGCCGAGCACGTAGCATTTAGCTACAGAAGGCAAATTGAAGAAAGGCTCGGTGCACCGCTACCACAACCCGGTGAGGAGATGCCAGAGCTTATTGAGGAGAACCTGTCTAGGCTGATGAGTGAAGCAGCTATAGAACTCGCCAAACAAAAACAAGCCGCAGCAGCCCAGCAACAAGCCCAACAGCAGATGCAAGACCCTGCGTTCCAGCAAAAACAAGCGGAATTGCAGCTTAAAGCTGCTGAACAACAAAGAAAGGCCCAGAAAGACCAAGCAGATGCGGCGCTGGATGCAGCAAAACTACAGCTTGAGAAGGAAAAAGCAGACAACACGGCCACTATTGAGGCTGCGCGCATAGCCGCTCAAACAGAGCAGGCACAGGCTAAAAATGATCTGGATGAGGCTAAAGCAATCCTAGACCTAGCTAAATCTCAGCAACGGGGGTCACAACGTGGCTAAAAAGACCCTAGAAGCAGCACAGGCGCTACGCTTGCACAAGGCCAAGAAAGGTACCAGCATCGGTAACGGCGAGATAAAGCTAGCTTCGATGAACAAGCACCAGAAAAGAAACTATAAACCCTACAGGGGGCAAGGTAGATAATGGCAAAAACCGTCTTTGACGTGCTAAATCAAAAACTTACAGAGTTGAAAAGCTCTAGCGAAGATTTCTTATACTCAGGTGGGGCTAAAGACTTTGCCGGGTACAAGGAAGTGTGTGGCGTGATACGGGGCCTAGACGCCGCACTCCGAGAAGTAAATGACCTGTCCCGCAACTATATGGAAGATGACGATGACTGAAGCACTTGAGCTTACCCCGCTTGAAGTAAAAAGGGCGGAGCAAATAGCTAAGCAGGAGCAAGAACAGAAAGAACTAGAGGAGGCGATACCCAAACCAACGGGCTATCACGTCCTTATAGCACTACCTAATGTAGAGGAAACGTACGGGGATTCGGGGTTGGTTAAGTCCAGTCAGACTCTTCGTGATGAGCACATCCTTTCTACTATTGGGCTAGTTCTTGATATGGGCAAACAAGCCTATAACGATAAAGACCGGTTCCCCACAGGACCTTGGTGTAAAACCGGGGATTATGTGATGTTCCGAGCAAACACCGGCACTCGATTTAAGTTAGGCAGGCAGGAGTACCGGCTAATGAACGACGATTCGATACAGGCGGTCGTCCCAAACCCGAGAGCTATATCTCGCGCATAAGGAGTAAACAATGCCTAGGCAACAAGTAGAGTTTGATTTCCCAGACCCAGATAAAGAAGAAACCACCGCAGAATTTGAGGTGGATACCGAAGAAGATAACGACACCCTAGAAGTAGAAGCGGCTGTTGGTCGTGAAGACATGAAGAAGCCCGGCAAAGATGGGGGTACCATCAAAGCGGGTGATTTAGAAATTGAGGTGGAAGACGATACACCTCCTGAAGATCGGGGCAAAGAAGCGTCTCCGCCAGAAGATGTGACGGACGATGAGCTGCAAAGCTACGGCAAAAAAGTACAGAAACGCCTGAAAGCGTTGTCTAAGACTTATCACGATGAGCGTAGAGCCAAAGAAGCGGCGATGCGTGAGCGTGAGGCTTTAGAGCAATACGCGAGGCAATTAGTAGAAGAAAATCAACAACTTAAAAATAAAACAGACGAAAGCCACAATGCGTTGATTGAATCTGCTAGAAAGCAAGTAGCATCTGAACTCGCCGTTGCGCAACAAAAATATAAACAAGCGTATGAGTCCGGGGAGTCCGATGCAATTATTGAAGCTCAGCAGCTTCTAAACACGGCGCAAATACGTGCTGATAAAGTAAATAGCTTAAAACTTAAAATTACTCCTGCTAAAGAAAATATAACTTTACAAAAGCAAGAAAATATTGTTCAATCACAAGCAGTTGCACCGCCACAGCCTACCATACAACGTGATGAAAAGGCTGTTAAATGGGCGGATGAGAACACATGGTTTGGAGACGGACCAGAAGGCGACCCCGAAATGACAGCTTTTGCTTACGGGTTGCACACGAAATTAGTTAACGAGGGGGTAGACCCTCGCTCAGATGAATACTACGAGAGGATTGATTCTCGTATGCGACAAGTCTTCCCCGAACAGTTTGATGACGGGGAGGATGAACCAGAGGTACCACAGAAAAAGTCTAGTAACGTGGTTGCACCCGCTACGCGGAGCACAGCACCGAAGAAAATTAGGTTAACGCAATCACAGATTACTATTGCAAAGAAACTTGGGGTATCGCTGGAAGATTACGCCAAACAACAGGCTGCACTTATGAGGAAGCAATAATGACTCAGAATAGACTTGATAGAGAACTGGAAACCCGCGAGCGCAAAGACGTTCGTAAGAAGGCTTGGACGCGACCTGAAGTGTTGCCAAACCCCACGCCGGAAGACGGTTATGTATACCGTTGGGTTCGTATATCGACTAATGGTCAGTCTGACGCTACTAATATTTCCTCGAAAATACGCGAAGGCTGGGAGCCAGTAAAAGCGGCGGACCACCCCGAGATATTTACCGATGCCGTAGCGGATGCGCGGTTTAAGGATAATATTATTGTGGGCGGCTTGATGCTGTGTAAGGCCCCAGAAGAGCTTGTCCAAGAGCGTAGCGAGTATTATCAGCAACTGACTGAATCGCAGATGCGCTCCGTGGACAATAACTTGATGCGCGAGAATGACCCTCGTATGCCCTTGTTTCACGAGAGAAAAACGAAGGTTACTTTCGGCTCTGGAAACTAAATTTTAGGAGCTATTACAATGGCTACATCTTCAACCCCTTACGGGCTTAAGCCTGTAAAACGTGCTGACGGTATGCCCTACGCGGGCGCTACTACTCAGTACCTAATCGACCCTGCGGGTGAAGCGACTAACCTGTTCTATGGCCAAGTCGTTATCATCGGTGCGGACGGTTATATTGCCCTTGCTACTGGTACAGGTGCTGACCTGACCTCTAATTCTATTAGTGGTACCAGTGGTGTGGGCGCAATCGGCGTTTTCGTCGGCTGTGAATATGTCAATGCCCAAGGCCAGACTATCTTTGCCCAGTATTACCCCAGCGGTACTGCTAACGGCGGAGCTATCAAAGCCTACGTTGTTGACGACCCCAACGTGCTGTTCCAATGCCAAGCTAACGCTGCTATGGACCAGTCTGATATTGGTGCGAATGTGTACTTCACTACCGCTCAAACCACATCTACTGGGGACACAGCTACCGGTAACTCCACTTCTGCTGTCGTTGGCGCGACTGTAACCACTGCTGCCGCATTCCGTGTTGTAGCGGCGGTATCTGATTTGACCGAGTCAAACCCAGATATTCTGGTTAAGTTCAACCCCGGCGCACATCAGATGACTAACAACGTCGGTATATAAGGAGTATTGACTAATGGCTATTTCAAGAGCGCAACTCCTTAAGGAGCTATTACCGGGGCTTAACGCCCTATTTGGTCTCGAATACGAGAAGTATGGTGACGAGGCTGCTGAAATCTTCGAGACCGAGTCTTCTGACCGTTCTTTCGAGGAAGAAACCAAGTTGTCCGGCTTTGGCGCTGCACCTGTTAAGGGTGAAGGTTCCGCCATCGACTACGACAACGCCCAAGAAGCGTGGACTGCTCGATACACCCACGAAACAATCGCTATGGGCTTTTCGCTGACTGAAGAAGCAATCGAAGATAACCTCTACGATTCTCTGTCTTCTCGTTATACGAAGGCTCTGGCCCGTGCAATGGCGTACACTAAGCAAGTTAAGGGTGCTGCTATCCTTAATACTGCGTTTACTGGCAGTGGTAACCCCACCTATGGTGACGGCAAAGTGCTGTGTGCGACTGACCACCCGCTTGTTTCTGGTGGTACCAACTCAAACCGTCCTACTACCGGCGCCGATCTGAACGAGACTTCTCTGGAAGCTGCTGTAATTCAGATTGCTGGTTGGACTGATGAGCGCGGTCTGCTTATCGCTGCCAAGCCTCGTAAGCTGGTTATCCCACCTGCGCTGCAATTCGTTGCTACCCGCCTGTTGGATACTGAGCTGCGTGTGGCTACAGCCGATAACGACATCAACGCAATCAAGTCAAACGGTTCAATTCCAGAAGGTTACACTGTTAACCACTATCTGACTGATACCAACGCTTGGTTCTTGATGACTGACGTACCTAACGGTCTGAAGCACTTCGTGCGCACTCCGATGCAAACCTCAATGGATGCCGATTTCGATACCGGAAACAGCCGGTACAAGGCCCGTGAGCGTTACAGCTTCGGCGTATCCGACCCGCTGGGCATCTTCGGTTCGCCCGGTTCTTCTTAAGAAGAAAAGCAGTACTAGGATTGGGGGCTTAGGCCCCCTTTCTTTTTTGGTTAGTAGGGGGTGTATATGCCTAAAGCCAAATCTGAAACCACCCGTACCTGCACCGAATGCGGTGAAACCAAACTTATATCTGAGTTTGAACATACCCCACGGGGCATACGCCGTGTTTGTAATACCTGCATCCTCGCCAAACGAGCAAAAAAGGCTTCTTCTAGCCCTGAAGCTTTCCTAAACGTCCTTTGTGTACAATTAAAATCCCAACGAAACAAGCAGGGTGTTCAATTTGACCTGACCGCAGAAGACGTTATAGCTCTATGGCACGAACAAGGGGGGCGATGTGCTATATCTGGCGTCGTTATGACCCACCAAAGAGACGGCAAAGCTGGGGACGGTAAGAAAAAAGATTTCAATGCCTCAATAGACCGTATAAACCCGCAAGGCCCATACGCACGGAAAAACGTACAGTTGGTGGCGAACCGCGTGAATACCATGAAACATACCCTAGGGGATGACATGTTTATGTGGTGGATTAAAACCATTTACCAAAACAATGCTGAGTGATATGGTAGTACCGGATAGTTGTTTCATATCATTTATCTCCCTTAGAGACCTTGACCCGCCCGCTACCGGCGGGTCTTTTTTTGCTTAAGTCTTGCACACTTACGTCCGAAATAGTGTATAGTAACTATACCGGGGTCATCCGGTGTATCTGACAGTCCCGGCTGACGACATGCAGACAGATACACCCCAAAATTAACTCGCATGTGAGGAATTCTCGAATGGCGAATACTACCTTTACCGGACCAGTCATCTCGACTAACGGCTTTCAAGGCAATACTACTGGCGGCATCGACGCTAGAACTGGCTACGTGATCCTCTATAGCACGACCGCCGCTGCAATCGCTGACATTACTGACGCTGTAAACACCTCCGACAAAGAAGTTGGCACCATCGTCTTTGACACA